CCTCCTCCTCGCTGGCTCGCCTTGCCAAGGCTTCTCACTCGCTGGTAAAATGCTTGGACACGATGACCCACGAAGCAGGCTGTATTGGGTGTTCCTTGACATCCTGCACCACGTGCAAAAGCTCAACCACAACGTAAAGTACCTCCTTGAGAATGTGCGGATGCGCCCAGCAGACGAGGCGAGGATAAACGAAAGCCTCGGCATTAGACCCGTTGTGATTAACTCCGCCCTTGTCTCCGCTCAGAATAGAGTGCGCTTATACTGGAGCGATATTCGGACGAAGAGCGAGGGGATATGGGGCGAGTTGCTCACGGACATTCCCCAGCCTGCCGACCGAGGCATCTACATCGGAGACATCCTCGACGATGAAGTGGACGAGAAATACTATATGCGCAATTTCTCTCTCAACGAGGAGGCTCTTGAAAGCATAGCCACTTCGCAGGAAGGGAAGGCATCAGACGTAGTCAAGCTCGACAAGAGGCTAAAGCCAAAGGCTCAGCAAGACAAGGCTTCCTGTCTAACAGCTGGAGGGCATAGCGGAGGCAACCACTCCGATATGGACATCTTGTATATAGGGATCTACCAACGAGGGCGTGGCTATTTGAAGTCGAGAGTTATCCCCGACAAATCGCCAACATTGACCTCCAATAGTTGGAGCTTTAATAATATGGCATGTGCCATGCGTGGGCGAGGGGACAATAACGAGCAACAGATCGAACTTCGGAAGGATAACAAGAGCAACAGCCTGACGAGCGTCACGAAGGACAATCTGCTAATTACTCCTGGTACTTGGCGCACGCACAAGGATGGGCAGGGCTTCCGCCCTACAGCAGGAGGCAAAGCCACGTGCATCCCCGCAAGAGCGAGGAACGACGGCAGCGGACAGCCCGTGGCTAAAATAGGCTGTATGCTCCGTAGACTAACTCCCACCGAATGCGCTCGCCTGCAAACCATCCCCGACTGGTACAAGTGGGGATGTTCAGACACTCAAATCTACAAGATGCTCGGAAACGGGTGGACGGTCGAGGTAATCAAACACATCTTATCACACATCATCAAATAGCAACGACTATGACATACAAACTTTACAACGCAGATACGCTCAACCGCTACGCCAAGGACTGCCACCAGCGGGCAGTGGCTAAAGGTTTTTGGGACGTGCCACACTCCGTCGGGCATTATCTGATGCTGGTCGTCTCGGAGCTTTCCGAGGCAGTGGAAGCTGACCGCATCGGTAAGTGGGCGAAGCCGACCACGACACGATAGACACACTCCAGCGTATAGCTGGTGCGCCCTATGCTCAAGAGTTCCTCCGTGAGGTCAAGGATAGAGTGGAGGACGAGATCGCCGACGCAGTGATACGCATGCTCGACCTGCTGGGGTGGATGACAAAAGATCGTGCGCTGTCGGAGAAGGAGGTAGAGATCGACTTAGGCGTATCTGCATTCTACATCGCTGGGGAAATGACGCTTGCTGATGCGCTGTGGCCTATCCTTCAGGAGGCGTGCTGCCATTGCGACATGTACGCTCATCGCACCGCCATTCTCTACTCCATTAAGTCGCTGGAGTTGCTCTGCAACCGCCTCGGCATCGACCTTATGACTCACATCGAGCTGAAGCTAAAGTACAACGACACACGCCCTGCTCTGCACGGGAAGAAATACTAAGAGATATGAAGATATTTATAATAAGCGCCTACCGCTTCATTTCAGAAAGATCCGTTGACGACTTTCACTTTTATCTTGTTTACGCTGACAGCCATGAAGAAGCTGTTCGTAAAACAGAAGTCTACCTAAGTATAATATCGCCATACCTCAGGATAGATTACCAATGGGGTGTCGATTTGGAAGTTGACAGCCTACCCCATATAGAGTACTTAGATGGGCGCAACGACTCCAAATGCTACTACGCACAAAATAAGGTAGATGGTGAGTTTGTCGGGAGAGGCTGGATGATAGTAGCTGATACATACTCCCAAGCCAAAAGATGGGCAGACGAATGTGAGCTCGAAGGCGAGATTATCATCTCCGCCCTACCTAAGATCCACGACATAATCCGATAGATCTATGACACTCAAAGACCTCAAGAAGCACGGGAAGAAGTACTAATATGAGAAAGCTATTCACATTCCTCCTCTCCGTGGTAGTCGTGGTTTCAGTCTCCTGCAATCATCCAGACTACTATACGGGAGTGGTCATAAGAAAGAACCACAGGCTTATAAGTAGAGGGCGTCACGTGTATGGCGTCGTACTTATGTGTAAAGATGGCAAGCACTTCGTCCCAGTGGATGAAACGACCTACCATAAGTATAACATAGGCGAGGTAGCCACCCTCGAAAATATAACACCATACTAACTCGACGAACAATGACAACGGACAACATTATCGACCTGCTCATCATCGCCTGCGGTGGGCTACTCGTGTGGTCAATAGCCGTGACGCTAACGCTGTGGAACGAGCGAAAGGAGCGAGAGCCGAAGGCAACCACCACAGAAGCGGAGAGCGTCACGCCAACCGAGATACCCGAGAACGACAAGGACTGGGGCGTACGTACTGACTATGTAGATCGAATGCGCACAGAGATAGTCAAGAGTTTGGACGGTAGTCCCTTCTGCTACGTGCGCATCGAGGATAGTGGCAAGGGTGAGGCTCTAACCCACGGAGAGGCGCACGCACTACTCTTACCCTTCTTGCAGAAAGGCTACTACGCCTACCGAGAGCTAACAGGATGGACAGGGGACAAGGTCACCCGCTTCCGAGTGGCGAAGCACCGAGACGCTGAGCCTACCGCCCTCGAGATCACCGAGGAGCTACTAACTAAGAATATACAGCTATGACTATGACGATCGGAGCATTCACCACCCTCTTAGTGGTCTACGTTGTCTCAGTCGTGTTGTGCGCGTTCTTCTATTTCCGCTGTGTGGATTTAGAGTGCAAGGTGGACGTAGTCCAAGAGTCAAAGGACGCTCTGCGGGAGAGTATGAGAAATACCAACCGCGACCTACAACAGCAACTCGAGCGGGCGAAGAAGGAGAAGCGCGAACAGCGAAAGAAGCTCACGGCCGAGATACACGCCCTCCGCACCCAGCTACACCAGCTCCGAATGAAGCAACAGAAGCAAGATAACTAAATACACACAGCTATGACACAAGAACAAAAAGAACGGCTGAGAGCGTGGCGTGACAACCTGCTTATCACCTATCGTATTGACTACTTCCGAGGCAATGCCATTCGGAGAATAGTGGAATATGCACAATACAGAAGTCGAGGGAATGCTGGGGCGATATGGGTAGCTTGCCGTGAAGCTAAAAACCTCGGCTTTGAGCCCGATCCGAAGGACTACACCGAGCTACTCAGAGAGCTACGGGAGATAGCGAAGGAAGTGCCACTAAGCGACGCCGCACAGAGCGTCATTACCTACGTCTTCGGTGGTGAATGGAATGAGGCGGAAGAAGCCGTCGACAAACTGAGGAGCGAACGCAACGAACAGAACTAACCACGAGTGCGCCCTGCTTGGGTCAAGCCTCCCCTGCTATACACCTCCTTGGGGAGATCAGTGCGGGGCGCACTCTACAAAACGCAAGAGATATGGACGCAATATCAATAGTAGCAATGCTCGTGATAGCCTTCCTCGTAGGCCATACCATAGGAGAAACAAGCAACAAGAAGAGGAAGCCAGCGGACGAAGCCCCCGACATAGAGCAAAATGACCGAAAGTGGGAGGTCAATGAGGAGCGCCTCAATAAGCTCAGAGCCGAGATCACTCAAGCACTCAAAGAGAAGGGAGAGTACAGGTTTGACAGTAAAACAGACAAGGGATATGAGGGTCTCTGCCTCAACGATGGAGAGCTCTACGAGCTACTGAAGCCTTTTCTCCGAAAGGGCTATTTCGTCGAAAGACACATCTACAGGTTCATACACCTAAATGACTATTTCGAGGTATCAAAGCACAGAGGCAGTTACAGCGAAATATGGGGCGTCACCGAGGCAGATCTGGAGCATGTACTATAACGCTAAACAACACAACGAACTATGACACGAGAAGAACTGAAATCGATGGAGCGCTTCGCAGCCATCTCGAACTCAAGACTGGAAGAGGTCACGGACAAATACGAATATGTAAAACAGGCTTTACAAACATTTGAGCAATAAAGCTATGACACGAGAAGAAGTAAAAGCCCAGCTGGCGAA